GAGGTGCGGGCGCGCATTTCCGACAGCTACATTAAAGCCCTTGAGGCTTACAAAGCAGCAATCTTTGAGGACGAACGCCGCCGGTTCTTGCGCAGCGCAGCAGAAGCAAAGCTAGAGGCTTTCCGCACACAAGAAGCGACCCGAAGAGCAGAGGGAAAGGGTTATCAATAAAAGCACCAGGAGAAAACATGAACGAGAAACAGAGAACCGCCGCCAAACAGGCGCTGGAGGCGTTGGAGTGGCACCTAGATCGGGGGACTTGGGGCGCAGACCTTGAAGGCTGCGCAGCCGCCCTCCGTTCTGCGTTGGAACAGGATGCCGTAGAGCGCGACGCGCTGCGGGCGGATGCAGAGCGGTATCGGTGGCTATTCTGTCACGATGACAGCAAAACTTCTCGCGTGAACAGGGTATGGCGATTGTGGGACGGGCAATCTGATTGGGGCGCCGCCATCGACGCTGCGATGGAGAAGGATGAATCGGTGACGGTCCCAATCTGGCAAACGCTTGCTGAGATCGGCGCGTCCGCACCGGCGGGGACGTGGGATACGCCTGTTGAGCCGGAGCCGGAGCCGGTGGCGCTCAAGATGAGCGACCTGCCGATGAGCGGCGGGATCGATTCCCGAGTCGAGTTTAAGAATCGCCGCGGTCCGGTGCGCGTAGTGGTGACCGGAGACGAAATCTACACCGTTGCCCCACCCCCCCGCCATCCGCTTACGGATGAGGAGATTGACAAGGCAATTGCCCAAGAACGAGATGCTCTCCTCGATCACGTCTACGAATACGGGACAACGGCAGAGGGAGTGCTTAGGCGCGTCAGAAGACTAGCCCGCGCCGTCGAAGCAGCGCACGGCATCGAGGAGGCGAAATGAAAGACATCCACAGTTGCAGCTACTACTGCAACAGGCCAGAGTGCGTGCTCGCTCAACGCAACGAGTTGCGAGACAAGCTGGCGCAGCAGTCCGAGCCGGAGCCGGAGCCGGTGGCGTGGATGGAGTCGCCACATGGCGCAATCAGGGCGAACCCGCTTTACAGGCACGTGTTCCCGTCACAACTTCTGCACTGGCAGGTGCCCCTCTACACCGCCCCACCCACCCGCCGACCACTGACGCCCGTGCAGGAGGCCGCGCCGGACATGCTGGAGGCTCTAGACAAGATCGCGTGCTTTGCGCCAGGGTACGGCGATGCGTGCGAAATCATCGCCAAAGTCGCCCGCGCCGCCATCGCCAAAACAACAGGAGGCAACGATGAGTGACCAACCCGAAGCACTGCGTCTGGCGGAACAACTGAAAGAACGGTTTGGGGGCACTGTGCCAACCAGCCAAGCCGCTGCCGAACTGCGCCGGTTGTACAACAACAACCAAGTGCTGACAGATGCGCTCTGGAAAGCCTGCGGCGATGACGAGGACATGGTGAGCGGCACCATCGCGTCTCAAGGAGAACTTAAATGAGCGGTGGAAGCATGGATTACCTGTATCGCAAGGTGTTGTACGAAGCGACGTTCGAAACAAACACGCCTGAGCGCATAGCCTTCAGGAAGCACTTGGGGCTCGTTTCGGAGTGTTTGAGGGCAATCGAGTGGAACGACAGCGGAGACGGCGACTCCAGAGAAGAGGCGCTATTGCTTGAATGTGTTGGCAAAGCTTCCATCATTGAAGCGGCGATTGAGCAGGCTAAAGAAAGCCTTGCAGAGCTACAAGCCGCCATCGCTAGAGCGGAGGGACGAGATGAGTAGCCTTAATGAGCTTGGAATCATCCCAGAGTGCGACATTGCGCGAGCCGATGAACTCGATCCAAATCGGAGGGACGAGATGAGTGATACGCCGAGGACCGATGCTGTGGCGGCCGGGTTGGAGAATCTCGGGACTGGCGGCCGCGCGCTTTATCAAAGACGGCTGTGGTCGCTGGCCTACACGCTAGAGCGCGAACTCACCTCCGCCCGAGCCGAGCGCGATGCGTTTAGGGCGGATGCAGAGCGGTATCGGTGGCTGCGCGAACAGTACTGGATTGAGGGCGAGGGTCGTGAACGGCTTGGGCTGATGCCTGCAACTGCCAATCACGCCGCAGATGTGGCTGAGTTTGACGCCGCCATCGACGCCAAACTGAAGGAGACGAAATGAGTAATCAACCCGAAGCACTGCGACTGGCGGAACTGTTTGAACTGGAAGACGACCCAGAAAGCCAGTACCGAAAAGCAGCCGCCCTTCTGCGCCGCCAGCACGCGGAGCACGACGTGCTGCGGGCGGAGGCTGATAAGGAGCGCGACTGGGCAGGCAAGATGACTGCGACAGCCGAAGCCGCAAGGACCAATCGCGATGCGCTTGCAAAAAGGACGAGCAACCTTAGAGAAGACTGGTGTTTATTGCAGGCCACCCAGGAGTCGTTGCGCGAGCACGCGGCAGAGATTCATAGGCTGCAAGCAGAGCTGGCGTCAATGCACACGTGCTTTGAGGCGGCTGGCCGTGAGCGGAGCGAGCTGCGGGAGCGCGCGGAACGCGCGGAGGCCGGGCGCGATGCGCTGCGGGCGAATGCAGAGCGGTATCGGCTGCTTCGTCGCGGCCAGCAATGGAGCGTGATCGACGGCGGCGGAAACACGCTGCGAGCCGAAACGCTCGACGCCGCCATCGACGCTGCGATTTTAGGCGCCCGAGAAACCCCGCGCGCTGCGCTGGAGAAGGATGACTCGGTCCCGATCTGGGAAACACTCGCCGAAATCGGAGAATCTGCTCCGGCCGGGACTTGGGATGCCTTACCCGCCAAAAATTGTAGAGAGGGCATCAATGACGCTTCTGGGAAAACGAAATGAAACCACCAAAAATTACTACCGAGCAGGCGTGGGGCTTCCATGAGTTGATGGTAATGGCCGCGTTTCGTTATTGCCTCGGGTCAAAGACGTACATCGTTGGTGCGTGTGCAGACTGGCTCGTTGACATCTGGCCGCTGTTGTCCAAAAAAACGCGCGAGCTTATCAGACGAGACCTCGAAGAAGAGTTTGACCGCGACGACAAGGCCCGAGCGCGCGGCGAGTATTACAAGCCGTTGGGCTGGGACTGTGACCGGAAAGATTGGGAGCAAGTACGGAAACTATGGGAGGCAAAATGAAAGGCATTCCCGCGTTTCCGTTTACTGAACTCAACCAGACCGGAGGGGTTCATGCACAGTACTTCGGCATGACCCTACGCGACTACTTCGCGGCGATGGCGATGCAAGGGATGCTTGCTGCATCTGAAAACTATCAGACGCACGAACTAGCCCAGTATGCATATGACGTTGCCGACGCCATGCTGGACTTTTCCACACGGGAGAAGAAATGACAACGCTAACTGGACGTATTCGTTATCGCAGCGCAAAGATCGGCCTGTTCGGTTCTGCGGCGCTTGTTTTGCAAGTTGAGGAACGTAGAAAGACAGGCGAGCTAGCAGCATACTTGGAATACACCTACTGGCGTGATGCAACAGTGATGGATTTGTCGCCATCTATTGATTTTTGGAACCCCATTGACGCCGCGAGGGAGAAGAAATGACTGACCGCGAACTGCTGGAAGACGCCGTGAAGGCGGCGGAGATCGACGACGGCGCTGCGCTGCGGCTGGCGGCGAAGCTAGCGCTGTTTGAGTCGTTTGATTTCACGCTGAAACTCAGCGCAGCTTGTAGCGAGGACGACCCCTGCGCCGCCACTCGCCGCGCCATTGGTCGCGCTGCTGCTGAGATTTTGAAGGATATGCCATGACTGACCGCGAACTGCTGGAAGACGCCGAGAGGGGAAAATGAAAACCACGCTAAACAAAATCCGGGCGCATGTGCCGTGCGCTGACGGTTGGCAAAAACTGCTAACTTATCTAAACAAGACAGGGGCAGATGATGAGCCTCTACCCATCACGACGATCCTAGACAGTAACGGCATCGAAGATGCGCTGTGGTGCCTGCGCGCCGTCGAAGGGCACGACCGGGAAATTCGGCTCTATGCCGTCTGGTGTGCGCGGCAGGTGCAGCATCTGATAAATGACCCGCGTTCGCTGGCCGTGCTCGACGTTGCAGAACGGCACGCTCACGGAATGGCGACGGATGTTGAATTGGCCTCAGCGCGGGACGCAGCGGGGTCCGCAGCGTGGGCCGCAGCGGGGGACGTAGCGGCGGCCTCAGCGTGGGCCGCAGCGCGGTCCGCAACGTGGTACGCAGCGTGGGAAGCTGCGCGGGACGCAGCGGGGGAAGGAGCGGGAGCCGCAGCGGGGGAAGGAGCGGGAGCCGCAGCGCGGGACGCGCAATCCGCTCGCCTGCGCGAGGTGTGCGCGGAGATTGAGTCTAGGGAGTAAAAATGACTGAATGCAGCACTACAACTGACATTGTTTTTGCAGTAATTGCGCTTGCGGGGTGGGTAGTGATTGCGTGGGCTTTGGGCAGGGCATCGAAATCTCAGAAACATGCGGATTAGTTTCTGAAGGCGTTGAGGTCAATGAAAGACGTTTTTACCTAAGCGATGCACACGCCCGAAGCTCAGACTGACACAGAAGAAGAGTAGCCTCTAGTTTTTCTCCGGCTTCGA